CCACAAAAGAGTGCGCCGTTGGGAAGTCAATAGAGACAAGAGTTCCTGACCTACCTGCCCCTGAGACCGTCGTATTGTCTACGCCAGCAACAACGAGCGCGAATGGATTCGCCATTTAGCGGCCGCGCTTGAAGGTGCCTGTTCGATTGATCGAGTCGGTCACGACGGTGTCCACCTTGCCTGTGCCGATGTAGACATTGGTATAGGTCGATGCGCCAGGCTGGAACCCCATCGTGGTGACTGCCTGAGCCAAGTATGGCGAATACCCTGCTGAGGTCGTTCCAGCTGCTTTTAGTTGTGCCTGACCTGCAAAGATTCGTTCAAGCCCAAAGACAATCGCGTCAATCACAATCTTGAGCGCTTGCAAGAAGATCTTGAGCGGAGTCAGCGCAATGATGAGCAGGTTGGCAGAACCATCCGCGCTACCAAACACCTCAAAGAGCGCGCCGAATGATTCAGCAAGAGGCGCAACAGCATTGTCAATCAGGTCGCTAATCACAGGAGCAATCGCACTAATGATGCTCTGGAACGCTGGCATACCGGTAGTGGCGAGCCAGTCAAGGAACTTGTTGACCGTTGGTAGCAGCTTGTAGCCAAGGTCTTCCATCGTCTCGTTGAACCTGACCTGCGACTTCGCAAACTTACCGCTTGTCGAGTTGGCAATCTCGGCGGCTGTTCCGCCGTACTTCGCGGTCGCGGCGGTCAGGATGTCCTGAATGGTGGCACCCTTGCCAACCTGAATACCAAGCGCCTTGAGGCCCTTCGTGGTACCCATCGCGCCCTTGCCGAGCGTGGTCATTACTTCAGCAAGGTCCTGACCGGTGACGGCGGCAATGTCAGCGGCGACGGCGTTCGCCTGTAGGAGCGTCGCCTGGTCTGTAAAGAATCGAGAGCCAATCTCTAGCCCAGCGCGCACCTGATCGTCGGCGATGCCCAGCGCGCCCATTGAGAGGATCTGCTCTTGAATCTTGGCGTTGAGGTCCTCAGTGAAGAGTCCGCGCTGCTTGAGTGCGGCGTTGAGGAGAATCGTCTGGCGCTCATCGTCTGCCGCACCCTTGACCGCTAGGGCTGCAACCCCTGCCAGCGCTGTTCCTAGTGCCAGTGAGCCTTTGGCAATCCCCTGGAAGGCGCTAATGCCGGTACGGCGCAGCTTGCCCATTGAGGTGCCGATCTTGCCAAGTGGGCCACTCGCCTGGTCCTTAGCCTTGACGACAAAGTTCGCGGTCTGGTTAGCAGCCATCAGCGTTGATTACCTCTCTTGAACTTGAGGATGGTGTTGCGGAATGACTCGTCGTTCAGGAACGCGGCCACCGTCTTAGAGTATGACTCTATCGCTCGGTCGATGTTCGAGCGCTGCTTTACCACTTGATCAACGAATGGTCGTGGCTTTACGCCCTTCACGACAAAGGTGCCGTTCGGCGTAGTGCGCCGCGTTCCAACGCCACCGACTACGAGATAGCCGTAGAACACGCCGTTTCGCCCACCCTTGATGCCAACGACCGCGGCAGGGTTATTGAACTTCGCCCTGCGCGCAACAATCTTCTTTCGCAGCTTGCCGGTCTCACCCTTTGGTGCCTTGTCGCGCATCGGCTTCTGCAAGGTGCGCGCGGCGTTCAGCGTGGCGAATGAAGCAAGCCGCCTGAAGGCGGAAGGGTTGGAACCCTTCAGGAAGCCAAGCCGCAGTTGGTCGTAGCTGCTATCGAACTGACCATCTACGACGATTGCGGCTGGCATTTACTTCCCTTTCGGCTGCATCTCCGCGTGGATCATCCAGGCGAGTAGCACTTGATCGATCGGCAGGCTCGCTACCTCATCTGGCCACATCCCAAACTTTGCTCCTAAGAGGTGGAAGATGATTTCTGGCGGAGGTGCGATAGATTGTCCAATCGCCATCCGCCTGGCGGCGAGCCTTACTTGGGGTCCGGCTGGTTCGCCTTGCCCCACAACTCTAGTGTCTGCGTCAGCGCATCCACTGGTGCGTCTAGCACATCGTCAACAGGCTTGCCATCAAGCCCCTTGAAGTTATGCGTCACGACCAACTTGGAGAATGCGTGGAGTGAGCGGCTTGAGTCGCCTGACTCCAAGTCAAGCAGGATGCGTGCCGTCACCTGCTTACGCAGCTCGGCGGTCCACCCTGCGAACTCACCCTCTAAGGCGATCTTGGTGGTTTCCATATTGATCCTCCTACTAGCGCCCTAGGCGCTGTGCTTTATGGCGCTGTTGCCAGTGGCGAAGCGACCACGATCTCAAGCGACTTGCCTGAAGTCGTGTCATACGCCAGTCGGCAGGTGACCTCATTGACCACCACGCCTTCGTTATCCGCAGAGAGCGGCACGATGTTCTCGATCTCCCACGAGCCGAGAATGTACACGCCATACGAATCGGTTGTGAGGCCGTAGAGACGCAGGTACTTCTGCGCGGCAATGTCGGTGATTGGGAATGAGGTCGTGGCGGCCGAGTTGCTCGCAACCGTGAAGGTCAGCGTTGCATCAAGCACTCCGGTCAGGGCTGCGGTAGCAGCCGTCAGGCTGCCATCGAGTGCCGTGACCATCCCAACGCCTGTCGTGATTGACAGGTTGAAGTTGAAGATAGAGGCGTAGTCGGTCGCGCCTGTGCCGGCGACATCAGGGAAGTTGGTGTCGGTGCTGAGCTTCATCAAGCGCCCAGCCAAGAATGGGTTGGTAGGGATCGCCGTAGGGAACGAGAGAACCGAGCTTGCAACAGTGGTGGCGGCGAAGGTTGCACCAGCCTGGAGCAGCCCTGTGGCATCTGCCGACAGGGTGATCTCGGTTGGAGCAGCATCTCGCACGAGATACTTCTGCACGCCGTCGGTGACCAAGAAGGAGTAGAACACGAGCGTGTCAACATCGCCCTGTGTTGGCGACCAAGTCCAGGTGTATGGTCCTGCGCCAGTCGTGCTTGCGCCGATGGCATCAAAGATGAGCGGAAGGGTTCGCATCGAAGCAGGACCCTCAGCGATGGTTAGGACTGGAGCCTTGCCGGTAATGGTTGGCTGGTTCGCCTGAATCGCGGTTCGCTTGCCAACGGATACAGTCTCGCCAAGATCAACGGTCACGCCCAGGTCAAGCGATCCGATTGTCTCGCTGAAGAGGATCTCGCCGGTAGCGGTGCCGATTGCAGCTGCGGTGCCGAATGCGGCCTGCGACGCAGTAGCGATTCGCGTCAGAGCCTTTGCGCCGATGGTTGCCATCTAAGTTCTCCTTGCTCTACGCGGTGAACGCCACGGTATCAAAGACCGTGACTTCCGCACTTGCTTCTACGGTCAGGTATTCCTGATCGGCATAGGTATCTGTGCCGAGTGTAGTGCTGACCACTGCCACCTGCGCGGCGTTTCCACTAATCGTCACAGCTCCATCAAACACGGTTCGGAGCCAGGCACGCCAAGTGTAGAGGTCGCGGTACTTCTCATCCATTCGTGGGATAGGGAGCAGATAGATGCGGATGGCTACCGTTAGCACCGTGGTCCGGTTGCCGTTGCCGATCAGCACTGAGTCATCGCCTGGGAAGAGGACCGCACACGGTGTGGTCGGCAGGTTCTCTGGCGGTGTGGCGTAGCACTTGCGGAGCGTGTATCCGGCAGGCGGATTCACTGAGGCGAGCTGGTCGGCGATGGCATCGAGGATGGTTAGGTCAGTCACTCTGGGGCCTCCTCAGGCATACGCTCGTTCTTGCCGATGATCTCGCCAGTCTCTGCGTCTCGGACGATCTCGGTGAGCATACCAGTCTCAGGGTCTAGGTAGGCTGGCTCAGTGATCACTGCCATCAGGAGACCTCCGCATATAGCCCACCTGCGTTTGTTGAAATAGTTCCTGTTGATGAGGCTGGGAGGTCAGTTTGACTGGCTTGACTATATTGCTGCGGTCCGCTAGCAGAGGTCGCTGCTGTTGCTTGTAGACCAGAAGCAGACAATACGGATGCCATAGAAGCTCCACGTTGAAGTTGTGAGATGAAATACTCAGATCCAGCGTTTAGCGTGTAGGTTGCAGGATATCCGCCAGTTGTATCAAGAGCGCGTGTGTACTTGGTGTTGGCTGTGGAAAAAATAGTTGCGTCCGATGCAGTGCGAGCAACAAGCGTAAACGTTGTTCCGCTGCGCGTATAGATTCCAAAACGCACAAGGGTTGGAGTTCCTACTGTTCCAACACCAACAAAAGTAATGTTGCTGATCGTGACAGTTTTATGAGGAACAAGACGACTATGAACAACACCGTTGAGACCAGGAGTTCCAGTTGTACTAAGAATAAAACGTGGATGCGTTGCCACAACGCCAGCAGTGCCAAAGTTGAATGCTTCCCATCCTGCTGTGGCAATGTCATAGGTCGTCTTGACGGCAGTTGGCGTAGCGGCAAGCACGCTGCTCGTAGTGCTGACCGAATCGCTGAGCTGCACCACTCCAGATGCTGAAGTCGATGCGGCGGAGACGCTGATGGCTGGAGTCGTGCCACCAGATGAGACGATTGGCGCAGTGCCAGTGACGCTCGTGACGGTACCTGTGGCTGGAGTCGTCCACTGCGTGTTGTAGTCGGTGGCGTTGATCTTGGCGAGAACCTGCCCAGTGGTTCCACCAACAGGTACGCCCTGACCGTTAGTGCCATTGGTACCGTTGGTACCGTTGGTGCCGTTCGTGCCGTTTGTGCCGTTGGTGCCTGCTGCACCCTGCGGAATGGTGAAGTCAAAGATGGCTGCGCTTGATGTACCTGAGTTTGTGACGGTTGCCGATGTATTAGGAGCGCCAGTCGTTGTCGTACCAGCCGCGATCGTGGCCGCTGCGCCAGCCGCTCCTGTTGCGCCTGTCGCTCCTGTTGCACCAGTAGCGCCAGTCGCACCTGTAGATCCAGTCGGACCTGTCGGACCTGTTGGACCTGTAGCACCGGTCGAACCAGTTGCGCCGACATCGCCGCGTGGGATGGTGAAGGCGAACACACCAGCCGTTGATGTGCCGGTATTGGTGACGGCGGCGGATGAGCCAGGCGCGCCTGTGGTGGTGGTGCCTACGGCAACGGTCACGACGGTTGCACCAGTAGCGCCCTGCGGCCCTGCCGCGCTAAGGGTGATCGTCTGCGTGACTGGAGTCAGCGTGACGGTCTGATTGTTCTGCGTAACCTCAACCGTCTGCTCGGTCTTGGTGACCGTTACGCTCATCGAGAGACCTCAGGCGAGACGGTCGCGGTTCCCTCCAATAGTCGCGTGACCTCTCCGCCTCCTGAGACCAGCTCAAGATCGTACACACCTGAGAACGGCGCAGTGAGCGCAGCGGTCGTTGTGGCACTAGCAGTGATTGCAATGGTGCCAGCAGCTCCGCCGAGCGTAATACCGGCTGCGCTCGTCAGGCTCAGAATCGTGGAGGATGAATCGTAGGTTGCTCGAACCTGTAGACGCGCCGTGTAGCCAGTCAGGTTGACGGCCGTACCGGCAGAGTCTTTCCAAGT